TGCCAAAGATCCTCTAGGGTACACCCAGTGGAAAGATGCGGATGAGCCTTGGGAGTTTCTCGCTGTTGCAATGGACATCGGCAACTTCTTGCAGCAGGGCTACGGCTACTTGTCACGGACTCCGGTGAGTCAGGACGCAAGCAACCAGGGACTGGGCATCTACGCAATCCTGCTTCGTGACATCGAGACCGCACGGAACACCAACATACTTCCGAGTGATCGACCACAAGACCCGTACCAAATGGTTGCGGATCGTGTCATGAACAGGTTGCGAACTGACCAACACGAATACGCTAGGGGTTGGTTGAAGTTTGGAATCACCCGAAGCACGACCAAGCGACAGACGATGACAATCGTTTACGGCTCGACTCGACAGTCATGCAAGGAGTACACCATTGAGTGGTTCCAAGACATGTTGATGAGACCAGGTGTAGAGAACCCATTTCCCGAAGTGTTCAAACCGTGCATCTACTTGTCCGATCTGATTTGGGAAGCCATCGGTGAAGTGGTGGCATCCGCCCGTGTGTGCATGGACTGGTTGAGAGAGATCGCACGGATCTGCATGAGACACGATGTCACTCCGATGTGGTCATCGCCCTCCGGCTTCTTGGTCAAGCAGCTTTACGAGAAGCAATCGAGTTACGAAGTCAAGACCAGCATCGGTGACAAGATCCGCCGACATCGGTTGCAGCACGGACGCGGGGAAGCATCGCCACGAAAGCACATCAATGGAATGTGTCCGAACTTTGTACACGCACTGGACGCTGCACTAAAAGCACTGGTGGTGAACCTGTCAGCTAGTGCAGGAGTCAGTCAGTTTGCTATGGTGCATGATGCCTACGCCACGACTGCGAAGCACAGCGGAACGCTGGCAACGGCTACCAGACAATGCACGGTGCAGATGTTCACACCGAACTTGCTTGAGCAGTTTCGCAAGGAAATCGAAATGTTGTTGCCTGTTGGTGTGGAGTTACCTGACCACCCACCGCTTGGTAACTTGGATATAAACGAAGTGATGAACTCAGACTACTACTTTTCTTGAAGGAGAATCTAATGGCTCGAAAGAAGATGACAAGCCCTACGGGGATCGCAGTTTGGCCGTGGCTGAACGAACCTGACACACGTTGGGACACATCGGAATACAAGGTGACGCTGAAGGTGAACGCTGAAGACGCGAAGCTGTTCATCGAGAGTCTTGCGTCAGTGTACAAGGAGGGGTACGCGGCTCACTCCAAGGAACTCAACAAGCCGAAGCTGAAGAAGGCGAACATGCCGTGGTCCGAAGTGGTTGATGACCAGGGCAACGCAACCGGCGAGGTGGAGTTCAAGTTCAAGAACAAGTCGAGTTATGAATACGAAAAAAAGACCATCGAAACTCGCGTTCTATTGGTGGACAAGTCCAACCACCCAGTCGAGGGCCGTGTCGGTTCTGGCAGTGAGATCAAGATCGGCTTTGAACCTTTTGTGTGGTATGTCCCGAGCATGGGGGTTGGGATCACACTGCGACTGAAGGCGGTCCAGGTTCTCAACCTCGTTGAGTTCGGTGGCAGCAATGCGTCCGACGAGTTCGACTTTGAGTTTGAGGAGCCAAAGAAGGCAGCATCGGGGAACGAAGATCCGTTCGCTTTCTAAAATTGTCCTACCCGTGGAGCCGGTCCCAGCCAGCAGACCCCGCGTATCTAAGTGGGGAACCTACTACGGTAAAAGGTACACCAAGTTTCGCAAGGACGCGAAGATCGCATTGGAAGCGATGGACTTGAGTGAACCTCTGTCTGGTCAGTTGTCTGTTCACCTTGAGTTCTATTGCAAGAGGCCGAAGACAACGAAGCGTGACACTCCACGGGGGGACATTGACAACTACATGAAGGGCATCCTCGATTCCGCGAACGGAATTCTTTGGGGGGACGATGACCAGATTGTGAAATGCAGTGGCAAGAAGGTTTATGAAGACGAGCATGGAACAAGAATCATCATCACAATTTTTGCACCATGAACCGTGTCCCAACTGCGGAAGCAAGGACAACCTGGCTAGGTACGATGATGGAAATGTTTCGGATGCGGATATCGAGAGAACAATGGAGAGGTTCAACAAGTGGAAACTCAAGTCAAGGATGCACGGTTTGCCGAGGGCGATTGCGTCTCACTGCCTAATCGCAGTTTGAGCAACAAGACCTGCGAAAAGTATGGATACCAAGTAGGCGAACACAACGGAAGCAAGTGTCACATCGCTCCGTACCGATCTGCGGATGGGAAGTTGGTGGGACAGAAGCTCAGGTTCGCCAACAAATCCTTCATGATGGTGGGGAAGTTCGAGGGGTTGTTCGGTGAGCATCTGTTCAAAGATGGTGGCAAGATGATTACCATCACCGAGGGTGAGATCGACTGCCTGTCAGTCAGCCAAGCCTTTGGAAACAAGTGGCCGGTCGTGTCGGTGCCGAACGGTGCGAAGGGTGCGGCCAAGTCAATCAAGAACTCACTGGAGTTTCTGGAGAAGTTTGACACCGTTGTCTTCTTCTTCGACAACGACGAACCAGGACGGGAAGCTGCCAATGAGTGTGCGCTCCTGCTGTCACCGGGCAAGGCCAAGATTGTTTCAGGCATCAGTGGCAAAGATGCGAACGAGTTGCTGTGTGGTCAGGATGTCAAGGGTATTGTCAGTGCGGTCTATGAGGCGAAGACCTACCGGCCTGATGGTGTCGTTCTCGGCGGCGACCTGTGGGAACGTGTGGTGGCGGAGGGCGAGGTTGAGTCAGTGCCTTACCCGTGGACCGGGCTGAATGACAAGACCCACGGCATCCGGCTGGGAGAGTTGGTCACCTTGTGTGCGGGGACAGGGGTAGGAAAGTCCTGCGTGTGCAGGGAAATCGCGCACTGGCTTATGCAGATGGGACACCCCACCGGGTACATCGCCCTCGAAGAATCTGTTGAGCGTACAGCCAGAGGGTTCATGGGCATCCACTTGAACAAGGCTCCGCATGATTGGAACTTCACTGAAGACGAATTGCGTGAGGCTTTCAACAAGTCGGTAGCTCACGGTAAGTTGTTTCTCTACGACCACTTCGGATCTATGGCATGTGACAACCTGCTTGCAAAGATCCGGTACATGGTTCGAGGTATGGGTGCCACGCACATTGTCCTGGACCACCTGTCAATCGTGGTCAGCGGTATGGAGGGCGGAGACGAAAGACGAGAAATAGATAAAGTCATGACTCAGCTTCGGTCGATGTGTGAAGAACTGAAATGTTCATTGTTCCTAGTTTCACACTTACGCAGACCGGAGGGTCGTGGTCATGAAGAAGGTGCTATTACAAGTCTTGCACAGTTGCGTGGCAGTCACGCTATTGCTCAACTGTCTGATATTGTTTTGGGTCTTGAACGAAACCAACAAGACGATGAAGGAGATGCAAATGTCACAACGGTTAGAGTTCTCAAGAACAGATACACCGGAGAAACAGGCCGATGTGTCGAACTCCGCTACGGAACAGACACCGGAAGACTTTCAGAAGTGGGCTTCGACGATCCCGTTGAATCGTCAATACCTTTTTGAGTCGATCCGAATGGTGGAGACCGGCGGACACGAAGACCCTACCAATGCGGTGGGTGCGGCTGGTGAGCTTGGTCCGTACCAGATTACCCGTGCGTATTGGGAAGATGCCGTCGAGTTCATGCACCCCGATGACCGTGGCTGTTATGATGGAGTTCGTAACGGAACGTATGCCGAAGCGATCATGACCGCATACTGGGCGAGGTACGCACCAGACATGCAGCCCGAAACTCTTGCAAGGATTCACAATGGGGGACCGCGAGGACATCTCAAGAAGTCCACAGAAAAATACTGGAAGCGAGTCCGACAAGTCTTTCAGACCTGCAAGCTGGTCGGAGATTGGCAGAAAATGGAACGTGACCAGGCAAAGAGTGGTGGCAGTTCACGACCGAATGGTGCTAAAACTGCAAGACCTTCTTTTGGACGATCCCTATATCAGAGAGTGGTTGGACGAAAATGATTTCGACATCAGCAAACTTGACCGAGAGAAACTTAGACGAAGCAATGCTTC